ACAGTAACAGGAGAAACATCGTTTACTAAAGGTACGTATCCTGTTTTTGTCTACTCTTACGGAAATACTGCTGCCGTATCAGCTCAAGGACTGCAAGTATACTCAGGCGGTGGTCAAGGAGCTATTATGGCCTTCCATAGAGGCGGTTACTATGCTGTAAATATGGGTCTTGACTCCGATAACGTAATTAGAATCGGAGGTTGGAGCGCATCTGCAAACAGAATGCAGCTAGATATGTCCGGCAACGTAACCTTTGCCGGTAACGTAACAGGTTACTCTGATGCCAGAATTAAGACCGATATCCAGACCATTGGAAATGCTCTAGAAAAAGTAAAGCAGCTAAGAGGTGTAACCTTCAAGAGAACAGATTCTGATGACAGGAGCACAAACATGGGAGTCATCGCCCAGGAAGTCCTAGCCGTAGTACCGGAAGTAGTATCTCAAGATGCTTCGGGAATGTACAATGTAGCGTACGGAAACATGGCCGGACTATTAATTGAAGCGATCAAAGATCAGCAAGAACTTATCCAGCAGCAGCAAAAACAAATCGATGAACTAAAAGCACTAGTCCATGGCCTTACAAAGTAGCGGAGCGATATCTTTAAGTGATATCAAGACCGAGCTAGGATCTTCAGCTAATGACTTTAGAACACTGCACGCAGCGGCAGGATTCTCAACCCCGGACTCAATTTCGGAGTTTTACGGATACTCAGCCGTAACGTATACTGAATTTCAAGTAGAGGTATTCCAGGATCTTGGAACGCTGTGTGCTGGTGAACCGGGAGAACCAGTAGTAGTATATAGCCGAGCTTATAGTACCGTGGTAAGAGCTGATACACTGTACGCAGATACTTCCGGTACCCTATATAACGGAGGAAATAACTACCATAAAAATTCAAACGGTAACGGACATAGAGTCAATGAAAGAGGGGTTGTAGGTACAGAAGAAGTTTGCGATTAAATTTTTTTTTCATATATTTATATATAACTAACCGGTTAAGTTAAATTTCGTTATATGGAAAATACAAAACTTTCGCAAGAGGAGCTGCAATCAATTCAGCAACTCCAGGAAAAAAACAGAGCAATCGTCATTGAATTTGGCGAGGTCGAATTGATCAAACTAAACCTTGAGCGAAGAGTTGAAAACGCTAAAAAATTCTTGGCTGAACTTCGTGAACAAGAGAACACCTTTGGTAAGGAACTTTCTGATAAGTACGGCGACGGTACTGTAGACCTTTCTACAGGTGAGTTCGTACCATCTCCTAAGACTGAGGATGCTCCTGCTGAAGAGGTTTCTGCTGCTGAATAAGTAGCTGGTGATCCTGCATTAGAAGTAAAGAGGGTTTCGGCCCTCTTTTTCTATTTATATGAAAATCTTTTTACATTATGGCCATAGGAGATAAAAAATCTTTACTGCAACCTAGCTCTACCCAGGCACAGCAATTCAGGTTGCAGTTTACTAATTTGCAGCCGACAAGCTTGACAGCCCAGCAGCTTTCCCCGGTAGCTAATGCTAGACCGGCAGTATCTGTGTTTTTGAATGCCCCTGCTCCTGTCTCCCTACAGGCCCCGCCAACTATTCCACCAGCACTACCGGCTCCGGTACCAGCACCTACTCCCGTAGTTAGCAACCCACCTATCGTTTATAGTGATACTGCTTTTTACTTTGACGGTAATAGCTTATTTAGCTCTAGCTTAGAGACAATCGATGCCCTAATTAACCTTACAAGTTCGATGGGTATTATGATGGCTATTAAGCCTAATGTATTTACAACTGGTAGTACGCAGACTATACTTCATATGTACTCTGGCAGCTTTGCTAGTCAGTCTTTAGCTATTTCATTAGTCAACGGAGCTATACAGGCTACCTTCCGGAATAATGGACAAACCGCTACCTACTCTTCCAATAACTCCTATAATGCTGCTAGTGTAGGTACTCTAGGAAATGGATACACCCTAGTAACATTTGAATACTACGGTAACAGCGAGTATAACTCCTTAACTAACCCTTCTTACGGCTTCTCAAACATACAGTTTAACAAGAATACAACAAATACTTATACAACTCAAACTACGCAAACTAGTATAGAGAGTTTAAGTGCTTCGTTTTCAAATATGGACCACCTTTATATTGGAGGTACCCAATTTGAACCTAACAAGAATTTTCAAGGAGCTATTGGATTTGTTGCCTTTAATTTTGGCTCCCCCTACTCCCCAGCATACCCTAACGCTATCTTTGATCAGAGACTTCCCGCAAAAGATTTAACTACAGCTGGTTCTTATAAAACCCGAGTTTATACCTTTGGAGAACCCAACGGAAGCGGTGTTGCAGTAGAGACAACAGGTAGTGCAGCAACTAAAAACGTAACATTAACACTCTCAGGGTCTGTAATTACAAATGCTAATTACTCATACTTCGTTCGATAATGGTTTGCACTACTAACGCATATTTATACTAAGATCAATTAACCTTTCCTTAAAATGTCAGAAAGAATTTTATCACCAGGCGTTTTTTCAAGAGAAAACGACCTGTCTTTTGTAACCCCAGCAGCCGGCGAAGTCTCTACAGCACTAGTAGGACCTACTACCAAAGGTCCTCAGGACATACCAACTATAGTACGTTCTTACGGGGAGTACTTGAATATGTTCGGAGGTGCTTTTAAGTCAGGAAGTGACTACTACACCCACTATACTGCACTAGCTGCCGAAAAATATTTTGAGCAGGGCGGTTCTTCACTCCTAGTAACCAGAGTATCCAATCAAAGCTTTAGTCCAGCATCTGCTACGATCACAAGCGGATCAACCTCATGGGTGACTCTCACCACTATGACTGAAGGGGCTATAATGAATAACAGCAGCTCTGTAGGTACAAACAACTCTCTTGCGAGCGGCTCAGCTGATAACATCAGATACGAAGTTACTTCAAAGAACACCCAGCAAGGTACTTTCTCACTTATTATTAGAAGAGGAGATGATAACGAAAAGAACAAAATCGTTCTTGAATCTTACCAGAACCTTTCCTTAGACCCTAAGTCAACTAACTACGTTGCAAGAGTAATCGGGGACCAGTATCGGACTAACCAAGGTGATTCAGTATTAGTGGAAGGTGAATATCCTAACGCCTCTAAGTACGTCTACGTATCAAGCGTTAATACTAAAATGCCTGACTATCTGGATAATAACGGAGTAGCTAATACAGCCTACTCAGCTTCGTTTGTAAACTTTGCAATCGGTAGCGGATCTTTTAACGGATCCTTTGCCGCCGGAACTGGTACATTATTTCAACCCGCCGTTCAAGCACAGTTTGTTAACCTAACAGCCAATGACAGTCAGGGTATTGCACCCTCCACTGCTTACGCTACGACGATTGCTACTCTTGCTAACAGAGACGAGTACAGATTTAACGTCTTACTGACACCAGGTTTAACTAAAGATCTTCACTCTTCAGTAGTAACCCAGCTTATCGACCTAGTAGAGACTAGAGGAGACGCAATTTACGTTGTTGACCCGGTAGGGTACGGCGGCTCAACTGCCACTGCAACCACCCAAGCCGGAGGAATGAACAGCTCATTTGCTGCCGCTTACTGGCCCTGGGTTAAGGTAGCAAACAACGAGTTAGGTAAAAACGTTTGGGCACCTGCTTCAACGGTACTAGGAGGCGTATTCGCCTTCAACGACAGAGTAGGAGCAGAATGGTTCGCACCAGCAGGTCTACTAAGAGGAGGAATTCCTTCAGTAGTTATGGCAGAAAGAAAGCTTTCTCAGTCAGATAGAGATACTCTCTACTTAGGCAAAGTTAACCCAATCGCTAGCTTCCCAGGTTCAGGAGTAGTTGCCTACGGTCAGAAGACCTTGCAGACTAAGGCTTCGGCTTTAGACCGGGTCAACGTCCGCAGACTTCTTATCAACCTTAAGAACTTTATCGGTGACCAGGCCAACACTCTAGTATTTGAGCAGAACACAATCGCTACCCGCAACAGATTCCTTGCAGCTGTTAACCCATACCTTGAGACTGTAGTACAGAGACAAGGACTTTACGCTTATAGAGTGTTAATGGACGACACCAACAACACTGCCGATGTTATTGACCGCAACCAGCTTGTAGGTCAGATCTTCATCCAACCTGCCAAGACAGCAGAATTCATCGTACTAGACTTTGTAGTCCAGCCTACGGGAGCAACATTTAACGTATAAGCTATTTATAATTAAATAATCAGACCAGCAAAATGCCAGTACTAGATCCAAACGAAATTATGTTTACAGCCTTCGAGCCGAAGGTAGCTAACAGATTTATTATGTACATCGATGGGATTCCATCTTACATGGTTAAGAGCGCCGCTTCACCTTCCTTCACGGACGGTGTCATCAAGCTTGATCACATCAATACTTACAGAAAGATCAGAGGCAAGAGAGAGTGGCAGAACATGACCCTCAGCCTTTATGACCCCATCACACCTTCAGGTGCACAGGCGGTCATGGAGTGGGCTAGACTTGGATACGAGTCAGTC